GACCGGTACACGTATATAGCCGCCCGAAAACATTTTGGAAAGCCGGGCCGTGTTGTCAACGCCGATCTCGCTCGCCAGCGTCGAGCCGTGCGCGACTTTCGGGATGTAGACGCGAATGCCGCCATGGACATCCGTCAGCTTGAGAAAGCCCTCGTCTCCCAGCAGCTCGTGCAGTTCGGACGTCAGATCGCTCACTTCGCGCCTCCAAGCCCAAGCTTCATCTCAAGCCGCATCTGCTCGGCCCGCAACTGGCGAAGCCGCTGCTCGCGACGGATACGCGTCTGGGCATCAACGCCGCCCCTTTGAAGCTTCTTCAAAAGCTCCTCACAGCGGGCAGTTACGGACGCCAACTCGGAACTCTCGAACAAGGGCATGGCATTGCGCATGATCATGTTCCTTCCAGGAGGGACAACTGAGGTGATGCGGTTGCGGATCTTTTGGCCGCCTCGGCTTCTTTCTTCGCGAGCCGGCGGCGCTCGGCCTCGCCGGGCGTGGCGAGATCCATATCGGACAAGCGGGTGTATCGATCCTCCATGCCCGGCGGCAGATGCCACACCGTCGATAGCGGGCGGACGGTCTCGGAGGGAAAATGATCCTTAATCCAGATGTACCAGGCGTAATCCGTGGCGCTCGACGCCTCCGGATCCCAGACGCCCTGGATCAACGCAACGCGCTCGGAGAACGGACAGACATAAGCTGGCGCGTTGTATCGGAAGAGCCGGTCATAGCGCGACTGACTGGACAACCAGCCGAGGCGACAAAAGACGGCAACGCCTTCCGTGGCGATTTCGAGAGCCCTTAAAACGAAGTTCACAGCCTGCTCGAAGGGCGGATTGATGAAGATCCAATCCGGCAGCTGATGACCGTCCTCGAGGAGGCGCTGTCGCGTCTCCTCGAGGAAGTCGCGGATCTCCGGATTGATACCCCAATCGGCGACATCGGCGATATCGACGGCCGCGAAGGTTTCGGCCAACGGCGAGGACATGTGACCGCCGCCGGCGCACGGATCGCGAACACGCTTCGAACGGAGATCGAAGTAGAGCCCGCCCTGCAGCACTTCCTTGATGACGGCGCGGGTCGCCCAGGGCGGCGTCGGGAAATATTCCAGTGACCCCTTTTCGAGGAGGCGGGACTCCATGACGTTCTTCATGATGCGGCGCCGCCTTCCGCTTGCGGATCTCCTCACCGAAATGGTTCATGACGATCTGCCATCCGGCTCCGGTCACGTCCTGGAGCATGGCCTTTCCCGGTCAACCCGGGAGACTTCTTCATCGAAGCCCTTGCGGACGATAAGCCCGGCGCCGGGCGTCAGGATCTTCCACTGCGCCCAGGCGACATTAGCGCCATCGGCAGAAAGCCAGTCGTAACCGTTGGCGTTGCCATACGGCACGCCTGCCTCGCGGTTGATCCAGCCTTTGAGCGCCTCGATCGCGCGGTTGGCGTCATCGGGATAGACAAGGAAGCGCGTATGATCGAGGCCGGTCTGACGTTTCACGAATGCGAGGAGCGCCTTGTCATCGCGATCGCGGACGATCCCGAGGTTCCAGGCGGCGATCCAGAGCGCCTGCAGCTTCTTGGCAAATTTGCCCGTCAGCTTCTGGCGGCCGTCGACGCGGCGAGCTGCTGGTGCCGGTTTGAAGCCCTCATTGCGGAAGACCGTCAGCACCTTCTCGCGCTCGGCCTCGGTCATGTCCTTGACGGAATGCTTGCCCGTGATCCGGGCAAGCTTGGCGCGATAGGTATCGTCGTCGAGGCCGAGGTGCTTCTTGGCGACGTGGATGGCGGCGATTGAGCTGCTCATGCGGCAACCACCCGCAACATCACGATCTTACGACGAGCCGCTTTCTCCCAGCTCCGGAACAGTCCAGAATAGCCTGAGGTGCACGTGGTGCCGACGCCGGAAAGACGCATGTGATATGCGCCCGACTGGAAAGAGAATTTCGCGCCAAACTCCCGAACAAGTTCGGCTCTGACACGGTTCTCCGCCGCCTGAATGCTCATGTGACCGGCGTCTTCATTCGACGGGATAGAGGCGACCTTGCTGCGAACGATGGCAATCATCCGCTCAATGCTGACGATCTTATCGACCTTCCAGACGGGAGCGCTCATGACATCTTCCTCGCCATCGCATCAGCAAAGCGCGTGATATTGACCTTCGAACGAACCTCCTCACCCGAGGGCGAGAAGGAGCGGATAACGAAGAAGACATCGCCGTCGACCGTTTCGACTTCGAAGCCCTCCTGGCGGGCGATATCGGCAATCATCCGCTCGTAATCGTCAGCGGCGTGTGCGAAGCGGCGGCTCAAAATACACCCCCGATCCGCTCACAGTAGGCCGTGTTAGAAATCCCGACGTCGATGCCGGCCTCAGCGACCTTGCCGTAACCCTCCACAAAATCATTCGGCTCAAAATCCTGGACCCCGGTTCCGACCAGCTTAGCGATGTGCTGCGCATGACGCTCGCAGGCCTCATCGCCTGTGCCAAAGTCGGTAATGGAGCTGTTGAACTCGGCCATCAAAGGAGCGAGCTTTGCCTCATCGATCTGCACGATGACGGTCTGAGTGACTTCAAATTTGAAGGTTTTCATGCCGCCCTCAAACCTTAGCCAGGTCGATGGTGACGGGCCGCCAGTCATCCTTCGGATTGTCGCGCTCGTAGAAGCGGACATATTCCTTCGAGCCGGTGATCGTAATCGAGTTGCGGATCGCCTCCATAGCCCGCAGCCAGCGTTCGTCGCGGATATCGAGCCGCAGCAACATGAAGAGGTCGGACTTGTTGATCTGGCCTTCCTTCTCAGTGTTGAAGGCCCGCATTACCAGTGCACGGATTTCGTCGCGGCTTCCTTCGGACCATTCCATGATGCAGCCGTCGATCAAGGACTTGGCGATCTGCAACTGAGGGCCAAAGCTGATCTGGTCGGAAACCTGCACCTGGACTTTCATGCAGCCGTCGAAGGTCTGATACGTCCGGTTTCCCTTGGCGCCGCCGATCTTGGCCCCGTATTCTTGCTCCAGGAGCGCATCAAAGCTGCCGAGGTCGGCGACCGTGTGGCTTTTGAACCGGGCGATCTGCGCCGAAAGGGTCTTGGCAAAACCGTGGATCTTGCGCACGGTTTCATCCTGCAGCTTGTCCTCGGGTTTCACATTTGCGAGCGGCACGAGATTGCCTTTCGCATCTTCCATAAACTCGCGACCGCTGATGACCTCGATGCCATCGCTGCGCTTTCCTTCAAGAATTACGGCTTCCATTTGAAGTCCTTTCAAAGTGGGTTTTTGAGGTTGGCGACAGCAACGCGAACACTCTTCGCCGCCGAGATCAGGTTGTTGAGGGAGGAACGCTCATCGCGCGTTCCCTTCGAATTTTCCGCGCGGGTGACCGCCTTGGAGACGTTCATGGCCGCTTCCAGCAGCCGGGCCTGTGGTGTGCGCTGGCCGAGCGCTGACGTGGTGACGCATACCGTTTTCGTCATGCCGTATCGCCTCCGCGCCTTCCGGCAAGGTCGATGATCACGGCGGAGGGGCGGTCTGGAGCATATGGGCCCACCAAGATAGTCCTGTTGGGCGCGCATCCAATTCTGAGCAGCAAGCAGCGCAAGGTTATCAATGCGCTGCTGCTCTTCCTGATTTTTGGCAAGTTCGATCACAGTATTGAGCCGCTTCACGAACTTGGCCGTGTCGGCCGGCGCCAACGTCAGACCCTTGCCCAGGGAAAGCTTCACAACGTCGCGGATAGCGACAAGGTGATGAGAGGCGAGATCGCTCAAGTCCGCCTCCCGAAATCCGGCCGCACGACTTTCCCGTCTTCGAGAAGAAGGTTTCCGTGAGCTTCGCTGGCGAGCTGGTTGACTGTGGCGCGACCGACGTTTCCCGCCTCGGTGAGGCGGAAAACCGAAAGCTCTTCCTCGTCATTGCGAGCAAGGCGGGCCAGTGCGGTCAGGAAGCGGGAGAGATCGTCAACCTGACGGGCATCGAGCGAGATACCTGCCTCTGACTTCTGCCGGAGGTCATCAGCGATGGAGTACAATTCGCGAGCGACCGACATCATGCCATGTCCTCCACGTCGCGGTTCTTCCAGGCCGACTGGATATGACGAAGCTCGACAGTCGCGCTGCTGTCGCCGAGCGTGAGCATCTTCGCCATGCGCATCGTCTTGTCGATCTGGCGGAAAGCACCGCCCTTCATTCCGATCCCGATCAGGAACCGGATGCAGGCCGGATCTTCGACGCCCCAGGAGGCGATGTAGCTGATCAGATCCTCTTCATAGGGCGCGACCCGTTGAAGGTTTTTGCCGATGCGGCTTTTCACCTGCGAATAGGAGCGGTCCTTCCTGCTCTTGGCAAAGCGGCTGTAGACTTCGGAGTTTCCGACAATGGCAACGCCGCATTCGTAAATATCGACGAAATGGCGAAGCTGGTTGATTGCAGCATCGTCGAGGTGCTGACCTTCGTCGACAATGAGAAGGGAACCGCCGCCTCGGCGCTTCAGCTTGGCGCCGATCGCGCGGGCAAGGCGCGCGGGATTGTGCTCCCGGACGTCCAGCTCTTCGGCCAGCTCGACGAGCATGCCGTGAACGGTCCTCGTGTTTTCGGAGACGGTCGCGTGGTAGACATGCGGACGTGTGCGGGCGAACTGACGGCAAGTTGCCGTCTTCCCCATGCCCGCGCCGAGCGTGATCATCACGAGGTCGGGGGCGAGCTGCGCCCAGGCGAGGGTTTCAACGACCTCGATCGAGCCCCGCAGCGGCATATAAGAGGGGGACTCCGGGATCGCCGCGACAACGCCGGCCGTCTCTTCAAGGGCGGCCAACCAGTTCCGCACCTTCTCGTTCATCGTGTCCAGGCGACCCTCGTACTTGCCTGAATACCACTGGCTGAAGGTGCCGTCCGGCATGTCAATCCGCCGAGCTACTTCGGTCTTGCTCCAGCCGTAGGTCTTGCCCACGGAAAAGACGCGGTCGACCAGTTCGCGCCAGAGGTCGACATCGGCTTTAGTCTTGTTGCCGCCAACCTCCGGCGATTTGACCGGCTTGTCCCACGGCTTGAGCTGGCTTGTGCTGATATGCGTGTTCATTTACAATGGCTCCGACTGATGCCCTTAGGGGCTGATTACGGGCGGGTTTTCCCGCCCTTCTTTTTTCCGGATCCGTACTCACTACTTTTCGGCTCTGTATGACCGGCGGACGCAATACCTGCCGCCGTATTCCCGTGAGGGAACTCAATGACCCCGTTGCCCTGGACGATGCCGAGGGCGCGGGAGAATAGGGTTTCGAACTGCTCGGTGCCGATCGCATCCGCAGGGGCGGGCGAAGGGGCGAGGGCAAGGTTGCCGCTCGTGACGAGGCGGGTGACGGTCGGCCGAACCTTCTCGGGTTCGGGCACTTTCTTGCCGCCGCGATAATAGATCTCGCCGAGCTGTTGCGCGGATAGCGTGGCGTGGGCCTCGGCTACCTGCTTCACCGCGTTGACGTGGTTCTTGACGGCGCGGGCATGCATGCGGGCATCGTCAACATTGTCGAAGCCCGTATCGTCGATGCACTTCGCCTCGCAGATCAGGCGGTTCTTCAGGTCGTAAACCTTGACCGGCTTGTGCAGTGCGTCGGGATCAAAACGGATAACGACCTTGTCGCCGGCGTGCTGGTTGAGCGCGACGTTCCAATAGCGGTTGCCCTGGAAATGGATTTCGCCGCTGCCCTTTTTCGTCTTGATCGCCTCGGAGGCCAGCAGCCAGAGTGCTGCCTGGGCGGCGGTCGGGATGCGGACGATCGTCGATGGCGCCGCCATGCTGGCTTCGAAGGTTTCCCGGAAGCTCCGGCCTTTGCAGTTCTGGGCGCGGCGCCCTTCCTGGGCGTTATGCTCTTCGATCTGCGCCGCGACATGCTGACGGAAATCCTCGTAGGGAACTGCCCGCGACATGTAGTTTTCGGGCTTCGCATCCGGCTTGTTGCCGGTATAGGCGCCGCTGACAAAAGGATGTTTCGAGATCAATTCGGCCAGGTCGCGCCATGCGCGTTCGATCGGCTTCGACTGGCCGGCATAGGGCCGGGTGAAGTGCACGTCGACGCCGAGCGTCGTCAGGAGGCCGCGCGGATCCTCTTCCTTGACCTTGAAGCGGAAGCGGCTGACGGTATCGCCGGTGATCCACTTCGAGGCGAAGGCCTTGCCGTTGTCGATATACATGGTCTCGGGAATGCCGTAGCGCTCAACCATGTCGCCGATGACGAGACGCACGGCTTCCCACGTTTCGGCTTCGGCGAGACGATGGGAAAGGATCAGTCCTGAGTGGAGATCCTGAATACCGATCAGATAGAAGCGCACTGGCTTCTTGGACCAGGGCACGGACACGAACACGTCGATCTTGTGACCGTCCATGTTGACGGCTTCCATGGCATGGAAATGCGAACGGCTGCGGCGTTGCGCCGGCACCAGCGTCCGGGCCTTGTCTTTGCCCTGGCGCTTCAGAAGGACGGCCGCTTTGCCAACGTCGCTTTCCATGCGACGCCGCAAGGTACGCTCGGAGGGGACCGGTTCCCATTTCTCGCGCTTGGCGATCTTCAGCATACGGCGGTAGCAAGCGGAGAAGGCGGGCTTTTCCGGGCGCAAATAGTCGGAGGCAAGGAAAGCCCACGCCTCCGGATGGCATTCGAGGAGATCCGTGACCACGCCGTCGTTGCCGGCGAAAGAGGGGGCGAGTGCTGCCAGATGGTCCTCGGGATCGAGCCCTTCCGTCATCTTGCGCCATTCGTAATAGGCCGACTTCTGGACACCGGCATCATGTGTGGCGATCGCAATCGCGACCTCGCGGCTGACGGAGCGGTCGCGCACCAGTTCGTCGACACGACGGGAGAACCCTTCAGCCGGGTTTCACAGATGGGCTTTATGGTCCTTCGAAAGCTTGTTGAAACGCGCCCAGGTGGCTTCCTTGCGCGCCTTGGCGGCGCGGGCGGTCTCGTCATCGGTCCCCGCCGAAATCATGGCGAGGCGAGCTTGTGCAACCTTCGGCAGGAGGGAGACATGGTAGGCGAAACCACCACCGCCTTCGCGGCCCTCGGCCTTGCGGAAAAGTGCAGGATTGGATTTCCAGCCCTCGGCTTTGGCGCGCTTGGCGAAGCCGCTGAGCGAGATCGGAAGCTCGGGAAGGGAGAGGGCGAGAAGCTCGCCAAAGGTGAGAAACTGGCTCATGCTCGACCTGCCTTCTTCGCCTGAACAAAGGCCCGGATATCGGCCTCGTTCTGTTGGCAGAAACGAAGTGTGGCGAGGACGGCGCGCATGCGCTCCATCAACATATTTGCCGCTTCAGGCTTCATTTTCCCCTCACGAACCTGTTTCGGATAGACCTGCTCGCGCATGGCAATTTCCCGCTCGACTTCGGCGATCTGGCCGATGATGGAGATTTTCCCGGCCATCAGCGCCCCCTCGCGGAAAGGGTGACTGGCCGAGCGCTCTGGCGCCGGATCTCGGCCTCGATGCGCTTGCGCTCCTGACGAAGCCGCGCCAGCTCGGCGAGGCGAGCTTCATCTCCAATCAGGACGGTGACGCCCTGGACGGATGCGACCTCGTCCCAAAGCCAGAGCGCGTTGGTTGCATGAACGAAGGCCGCGAAACGGATCAGCGTAACGTCATGGCCGGTCTTGCTCTCGGCCGTGTAGGCATCGAGCGCGGCCTTGCTGATGCTCGCGAGGCCGAGATACTGTGACATGCGGGCGGCAATCGTCGGGCGATCGAAGGGGCATTCACGGATTGCCCGCGCCATTGCTCGCTTGATCTTTGCCCGGTAGCGGTCGATGTCGATGCTCTCGACAGGTACGCGAACCGGGAAAATCTCCTGGTGCCAGAAGTCGAGCTGCGAAGGGTCGGTCTTCATCGAGAACCCTTCTCCATTTCGGCTCGCACCTGCAGAAGCAGCTTTTGGTCAACTCCCGCCTCGACGAGCTTGTCCCAAACAAACAAGACCTGCGTCATGCGGTCAGCGGCTTTCCAGGTCTTTTCGAGATCGGCACGAACGGCGCGCTGCTTGTCCGCTTCCGAGATTTCAGCAGCCGGTTCTTTCGCCAGATCGAGCACCTTCTTGAGGTCTGGTTCCTTGTCGAGCGCGGCCAGCTATCTGCGCCTGCCTTTTCGGCCCTTCCTTCGCAAGCTTCAGAAAGCATCGACTGATTGTCTGCTGCAGGCGTCCCGCGTAGCTTCGTGCGCAGCGCTGGCTGTAGGTTCTTAGCTATGCGGTCCCATCGCTCGATAGCGCTCTTGGAAACGCCCATTCGCTCGGCGACATGCTGTGAGAAGCTCCCCTGCTTCCGCCTCATCCGAGAGTATTTGCGCAAGGTTTGCGCGATTGCGCCGCCCAAACCGTCAAGTTGACGGTTTGATTTTTGATCTCCGCCGCGCGTTATCGCGCCATACTTGCTTTCCCAAATATCGCGATAGGATTGGACAAAGATTGCGCGGTCCATCACGGAGAGGTCGTTTCGGAATAGGTTCTCGGTGATTTCGATCAACTGCGCCTCGGCCTTGTCGCCTTCGACGATCATGGCCTCAATTTCCGGTTCGCCATTCAACTCGAATGCGCGCAGACGATGGGCGCCGGCGACTAACGTCCATTTCCCGCCCTTGGCGGCGGGTGTGGCGCGCACGGTAATGGGGTTGATCAGCCCGTGCTCGACGATGCTCTGGGCAATCGCCAGGGCATGCTCCTCCTCGACGGCACGAAGACGGTCGGGGACGATGATCTGGTCAACAGGGATAAGCTTGAAATCAGCCATCACGCGGCCTCCTCAGCTTTGTGCAATTCCTGCATGAAGAGGTCACCGGCGCGGGCGGCGATGCGGCGATAGGCGCGGTCGAAGACTGCGTCTGTCCGACGCTCATCGACGACGCGGACGGCCATAAGCATCGTCGAGCGCGCGATGCCGAGGATGGTGACGATGCGCCGGCGAGGAACATCGAACTCCATATGGAAAATGTAGATTGCGATCTGCCGAGCCAGTGCGGCGTCAAGCATGTGATTGGGCGGGTTGATCAGGTAGCGGATCGGCAGGTGCGAGAAATGCAGCTGCGAGGACTTGTAGCAGCAAGCCAGCATCGTCGAGAGGCGTTCGGGTTCGGAGTAGGGGTTCATTGCATCGCTCCAAGCTGGTGCACGACGGATGCGATGCCAGCAGCGATGCCGGCGATGGTGACGCCGCCGATCAGCAGCCAGTCGGCAGCTCGGCAGACGGGCGACCAGGAAGGAATAAAGGGGTTTCGGGCGCCAATTTTCGTGTGCGTTTTCGTCATTGTGGCACTCAGCGGAAAAAGGGATTGATTGGGGTGTGGCGCGGGCGGTGGCGAGGCTGGACAGCCGGGGCTCCAAAGACGGAACCCCTGCCGGCCAGTCCAGTGGACTGGCACCGGACAGAAAGGGCTAGAACAGCCGCCCGTCCGCGTCGCGTCATACGGCAGCCCTTCGGCTGTGTGTGGACTCGCTTGAATACTCGTGCGAAAGAATTGTCGTGGTTTTTTTGGGATACCGATCTGGGAAAAGTTCGGCTGCGGGAACGCCGAGGAACGCGGAAATAATCGCCTCGTTGCCTTCGTTGGGCCGGGTCCAGATCGTCCTGAAGCCGCCGGGGGATTTCTGGTTCATTTCTGCCAGCTTCGTCAGGGTCATGCCCTTACGGCGCAGCTCGGCGAGGATGAGGTGACGATCCCAGGGTTTTGGCTTCGCCATTTGAGCCTCCTGCATAAGGCGGATGTTTGCGGCATCCGCCTTTTGTTGAAACATTTGTGAGCAATCGCAGCCCGCCGAAGCAGGCTGCACTTGAGAATGGCCATAAGTGTCCATAGTGTCAAGCGCTATGTGGCCACTTGTGTCCGCATGGCGGTGTTATGTCGGAATTGAAGGACCGGATTCGGGAGATCGCCCCGGACGTGGGCGGACTTAACCGCTTGGCGGATTTGATTTCTGTTCCACGACGGACGCTAGGTCATTGGTTGCAGGGCAGGCAGCCAAAGCCAGAGGCAATCATTGCAATGGCCAACGCTGCTGGAGTGCGGAGCGAGTGGCTAATTACCGGGCTGCCGCCGAAGCATGCAGAGCGCCCGCTTCAATCGCCAGCGATGGAGGAACTGGAGCAGCGAAAGGAAAGGTTCCTGCAGGCGTTCGAGCAGGCTTGGCAACGCGACATAGTCCAACCGGAACCCGTGGCGCACGCGCACCTCGACGATGTAGATGAGGATGTTATGGAGCAACTGGCGAACATGGTCATTTCTGTCTACGGCCGTAAGCGCCAGCGGCTTCCGCCTGCGAAGGTGACCGTGGAGGCGACGCGCCTGTATAATCGGCTTCGAGTTTCTGTCGATCTCAAGGATTATGCGGCGGTCAAAGACCGTCTCGATGCCTTCGAGGTTGACCTTGAGCAGCGGTTAGATGAGGCAACTCGCGAGCCTGGGACAGGCAAACGCTCGGCTTCATGATCGTCTAGGCAAGCCTAGATCATTCGAAAAAAGCGCAATGGACGGCTCATTCCCTGCCGGGGTGGCAAGGTTGGCAAAGTCACCGATGTATTGGGAAGTCGCCTGCGGCATGGCGGTTACGGCGGTCGACACTAAAGACTAGGTATGAATTTCAAGGCAATCCTTCGCACTACGATGTACAAACAGAGCTAGTGACCCGTTCAAATGCCCGCAAGAGGCGATACCGCCATTGCGTGATGCGATTTGAAATAGAGTTAAAGCAGGGCCGTGTGGCGCTGCAGTTGCATTACTTTTGGGAGGTCTTGTCTTCAGAAGAGCGTTCGCGTTCCAGCAGCTCTTTTTCGAGCGCATCGCGGATGAATTCGGCTCTTTTGTTCTTTCCGACTAGGGCGTCAATTCGCTCCGCCATGCCTTCCGGCAAGCGTACAAGAATTGGTTTCACATTGAGTGGTGGTCGCCCCATACGGCGGGAACTATCCGATATCGGAAAGTGAGTCAATTTGGTCTCCCCAGGCACGCATAACAGATATCGCTTATACTTGTAACCGATATCGCTTATGCCTTCAATCGCGAAAACTGGGGAGACGTTCGGGCAAACCTCGTCGAGGGCGTCTAAGCGCAAAAAAGGCTGGACTTGTGGGCTCATTCCGAGGTCTGCCCGAGGTTTTCCCTGCAGGGCAAACCTTAAATTGGGTTTTCGGCCGAGCGAAAGCACGTTCGAGGTTCCGACAGGCGCCGGCGCTTCAAAGCGCGGTGTCAACAAATTCAATGGTTTGAAGGCGGGTTGCGGGGCTTTAAAGGGCTTTTCAAAAGCGATTTGTGAATTTCACGCCGCCGGGCTATCGTGCCGCTCGATCGGCCCGAAATCTCGCCGCGGCGTGTCAGGACTTACATGGCGCTCTTTGCCGTCCGCCACCGCCAAAGCCCTTGATTTCCAGCGTGTTCGCGGCAGTTCCCGTTAAATCCCACGTAATCCCGGATATTCCGGTTACTGTTGTCAAACATCACCGGTTCCGTGTTCCGACGGCCGCGGTAGCGCGTCCCTCCGCCAAAAAGCGCGGCGACAGGGCAAAATAACCTCGGGATTTCGCTGACGCCGAGGCCAGCACTATCTGTAGAGCATAAAATGCAAGATGGGCATTTTCATCGCCCAAAGATGGGATGCAGCAGCGATAATAATTGCCCATAAGGCCAGCGAGAACATGACCGCGGCTAACCTGATTCCCATTGACTGCATCAGTTCCTCCATCCCAGATAATCGTCCCTCCTCGGACGATCTATTGCTAGCAGGGCGCAGGTCGATCAGCTATCGCAAGAAATCGCTACTGGATCGTCGCTGCAGCGCGCGCTCGGAAAGAGGCAATGTTTGGCGATGCGGCGCCCTTTTCCTCTCTCTCAAACGACAAAGTGGAAGTTGTCGTATTGCGCACCATAATAGTCGGGGCCGCTCGTTTCGGTGATGACGGGCTCGGTGTCGAGCACGAGATAGTCGATCTGGCCATAGGCGCTGAGATCAATCACTTGCGGGTCATGAATGCTGTCGGCGGTCACGTTGACCGTAACCAAGAACACGGTATCGCCGTTCAGCCTACCTTCGATCGTCAGAACGTTGTCATAGTCTGATGTGCCATTTGCCACGCTGAATTGCTCGATCTGGAAGGTGCCGCCGTCGGCGGCCTGGATGGGTGTCCAGAAGACGCCGCCTGACAGATAATGGTTGCCGTCGGCTTCCTTTTGTATCACTGCATCGTCACCATCGTGCCAAGCGCCCCAATCGAAGCCCTTGTAGCCTGTGGGGAAATCATATTTGCCGACATCCTCGAAATTGACGAAGATGTCGCCACGCTCCGGCAGATCGACAGTGATATTGAGCAAGCCGAAGTCGGTGGCGCCTTTGCCGTCCGAGATCTTGA